GCAATTACAGCACCCAAGAAAAAGTGAGATTGAGACTATCCCTCTAGTCAAAGGATCGATAGTTGCATTTCCATCCTATGTATTACACAGAGTTACACCAATTATTTCGGGCAGAAGGCGATCTGCCACGTTGTGGTTAAATGGTCCTAGATTTAGATAATTTAAAAGGAGTAAATATGAGTTTCGATAAAGCCTTATATCCAACGCCGTTAGCAGAAGATTACGAAGAGAATAATGATGTTGAAATAGAAATAAGTGATGGCTTTGTAGAGGAAGAAGAAGAGGATGAGGAATTTGGTGAGAACTTAGCCGAATATATTTCTGAATCTGAGCTGGCTAGTATTGCCGGTGATTTAATTCAGGACTATGAGGATGATGTCAGCTCAAGAAAAGATTGGATGCAGACTTATGTAGACGGTCTTGAATTATTGGGTATGAGAATTGAAGAAAGGTCAGAGCCTTGGGAAGGAGCTTGTGGAGTTTATCACCCACTACTGGCAGAGGCTTTAGTTAAGTTTCAGTCAGAGACAATTATGGAGACATTTCCTGCGGCAGGACCTGTCAAAACTAGGATCATTGGCAAGGAAACTCCGGCCATAAAAGATGCTGCTGAACGGGTCAAAGAGGATATGAATTACCAGCTCACAGAGGTGATGGTTGAGTTCCGCCCTGAGCATGAAAGAATGTTGTGGGGCTTGGGTTTGGCAGGTAATGCATTTAAGAAAGTTTACTTTGATCCAGCACTAGATAGGCAAGTCTCACTGTTTGTCCCAGCTGAAGATGTTGTGGTGCCTTATGGCTCGTCAAATCTAGAGACATCTGAGCGCGTAACTCACGTTATGCGTAAGACAAAAAATGATCTAAAGAAGCTAATCGCTGCAGGATTCTATAGAGATATAGAGCTGTCAGATCCAGTTAATACAATGGACGAGATAGAGAAGAAGATTGCAGAGAAGATGGGATTTAGAGCAAATACAGATGACCGCTATAAATTATTAGAAATGCAGGTTAACTTAGATTTGCCTGGGTACGAAGATAAGGATGAGGACGGAGAAGAGACCGGTATTGCTCTGCCTTATATTATTACCATAGATAAAAATACTCAGGATGTTTTAGCTATTCGCCGTAACTGGAGACAGAGCGATGACATTAAACAGAAGAGATCGCACTTTGTACATTATGGATATATCCCAGGCTTTGGGTTCTACTGCTTTGGACTTATTCATTTAATCGGTGCATTTGCTAAGTCTGGTACTTCTATTATTCGTCAGCTAGTAGATGCAGGCACTTTATCTAATCTACCAGGCGGATTAAAAACTAAGGGTATGCGAGTTAAGGGAGATGACACTCCTATTTCTCCGGGAGAGTTTAGGGACGTAGATGTAGCCTCTGGAACTATTCGGGATAATATTTTACCTCTGCCATATAAAGAGCCTAGTCAGGTTCTGTTCCAATTAATGAATCAGATTATTGAGGATGGTAGACGGTTTGCCTCAGCTGCTGATCTGAATGTTTCTGATATGTCTGCTAATGCTCCTGTAGGAACTACGCTGGCTATATTGGAAAGAACACTAAAGGTTATGTCTGCAGTTCAGGCGCGGATCTATTATTCAATGAAGCAGGAATTTAAACTGCTGAAGATGATTATTAGAGACTGCACTCCAGAAGAATATAGTTATCAGCCAATAGAAGGAAGTAGAAAGGCTAAGCAGGCTGACTATGATCTGTGTGATGTAATCCCAGTATCTGATCCTAACGCTTCTACTATGTCGCAGAAGGTAGTTCAGTATCAGGCTGTAATGCAGATGGCCGGCGCGAACCCACAGATCTATGATCAAGTGGAATTAAACCGGCAAATGCTGGAAGTCTTGGGAATTAAGAATATCGGAAAGTTAATCCCAAATTCAGAAGACCAAAAGCCGAAGGACCCAGTATCAGAAAATATGGCGATTCTAAATGGCAAGCCTGTTAAAGCTTTTATCTACCAGGACCATGAGGCGCATATACAAGTACACATGTCTCTGTCACAAGATCCAAAGGTAGCAAAGCTGTTGGGCCAAGACCCACAGGCACAGGTAAAGGCTGCAGCAGGTATGGCACATATTAATGAACACATAGCATTCCAATATCGCAAAGAGATAGAAGAGCAGCTAGGCGTTCCATTGCCAGATCTGGACAAAGAACTATCTGCAGATATGGAAATAGAAGTATCAAGGATGATGGCAGCAGCTGCACAAAAGCTACTGAAAAAAGATCAAGCAGAGGTCGCGCAACAACAGGCGCAGCAAGCTCAGCAAGATCCTATTGTCCAGATGCAGCAACAAGAACTTCAGCTCAGGGCAAAAGAAGTAGAGATCAAGGGCAAGGAAGTGGAGTTGAAAGAGAAGAAAATTATGATAGACGCGGCAGCACAGGCAGACAAACTCGAATTGGACAAAGCCAAGGTAGAGTCAGAGCAGCAGTTAGCTGGCCTGCAGATCGGTGCCAAGGTCGCAAATCAGAAGGAAATACAGGAAAACCAGAAGGCAGCATTAGAAGCAAAGATGCAGCTAGAAGGTACAAAGCTGGGAGTAAAAATTTCTGAGGGTGTATCTCAAATTATTAACTCAAAAGAGAACAAGGATAACAAATAATGGAAAAGGCTTTATTCATAGTATTAGAGCAAATTAAGGAAAAGAGGGATCAGATAGCCACAGCTGTGTCCACCAGCGCAGCTAAGGACTATGCGGAGTACCAAAAACTTTGCGGGGAGATTAGGGGTCTATCCATCGCGGAGGGATTTATTTACGATCTCTTAAAACATATGGAGCAATCAAATGACTGAACTCGCTACAGAAAGCGATGAGGCAACAAAAGCAACGCAATTACCAAAGCCTACTGGGTATCACATCCTTGTAAGTATTCCAGTAATTGAGGAGAAGTACGACAGTGGTCTTTTAAAGGCTGACTCAACTCGTCAGTATGAAGAAGTCCTTAGTACTGTGTTCTTTGTAATTGATATGGGTCCAGACTGTTACTCTGATAAAAGCCGGTTCCCAGCAGGAGCTTGGTGTAAGAAGGGTGACTTTATATTGGCCCGTCCTAGTTCAGGAACGCGCTTAAAGATCCACGGCAAAGAGTTTAGATTAATAAATGATGACACCGTAGAGGCAGTGGTAGAAGACCCAAGAGGAATAAGTAGGATTTAACAAACATACCGAAAGGTAACATTTAGGAGAATAAAATGGATGACGAAAAGGAATTTCAATTCCCAGACGAAAAGGTAGAGAAGGAGGAGTTTGAATTTGAAATAGAGGATGACACTCCTGAGAAAGACCGTGGCCGTGAGGCAATGCCAAAGGAAGTAGTAGAAGATCTAGACAAGGATGAGCTAGAGGAATATTCCGATACGGTTAAGACGAAGTTAAAACAGTTTAAGAAAGTCTGGCACGATGAGCGTAGGGAGAAAGAGCAAGCCCTAAGGGAGCAGAAGGAAGCTCTAGCCTATGCACAGACAGTCCAGGCTGAGAACAAGGCGCTTAAAACCCGCCTAACCGATGGAGAGCAGAACTACCTGGCGGCATATAAGGATGCAGCTGAGCTTGAAATTGACGCAGCTAAGAGGGCTTATAAGGAGGCATATGATCTAGGAGATTCAGATCAGTTGGTAAATGCCCAGGAGAAGTTATCAGGTGCACAGTATAAGTTACAGAAAGCAAAAGAATATGTGCCTGCTTTACAAACTCCAGAAATTCCTGTAAATAGTCAGACTGAGATACCAAAACCTGATTCACGGGCTATGGCGTGGCAAGAGCGCAATACCTGGTTCGGGAAAGATGAAGAGATGACAAGTCTAGCTTTAGGGCTACATCAAAAACTTGTTACTCAACATGGAGCAAGTTACGCATCAACGGATGAATACTGGAAGAAAGTCGATGAGACAATGCATCGCCGGTTCCCAGAGAACTTTGAAGAAGAAAAAACGCAGCCCACAAACAAGCCGCGTACAGATAGACAGAGTACGATAGTTGCATCTGCAGGCAGAAGCACTTCCTCCAAAAAGGTAACGCTGAAGCAATCGCAGTTAAACATTGCAAAGAAGCTCAAGTTAACGCCTGAGCAATACTATCGTGAAGTCCAAAAAATGGAGGCCAATAATGGCTGAAAACAAGTTACCTAGAGCAGCAGATACTCGTATTGAACAGCAGCGTCCTCAGCAGTGGAAGCAGCCGGAACTCTTGCCAGAACCTGACAAGCTTCCTGGATACGCGTACCGATGGATAAGGGTGTCAACATTGAATGTAGCTGATCCAAGAAATCTCTCTGCCAAACTCAGAGAAGGTTGGGAGCCAGTAACTGTAAATGAACAGCCACAGTTCCAACTGTTAATTGATGGCAATAGTCGCTTTAAGGACAATATTGAAATCGGTGGATTGTTACTATGTAAGACTCCAATTGAGTTCGTGGAGCAGCGAGATGCGTTTTACCGCAAGCAAGCTGAGAGCCAGATTGAGTCTGTAGATAACAGTATGATGAGACAAAGTGATCCTCGTATGCCGATGTTTGCTGAGCGTAAATCTACTACCTCATTTGGCAAAGGCAAATAAAAACCTTTAAGGAGTTAAAACATGGCTTACCCTACTATTAACGGACCTTATGGGCTACGGCCTATAAACCTGATTGGTGGACAAGTTTTTGCAGGTTCCACCCGTAACATGGAAATCGCAGTTGGCTACAGCGAAAACATCTTCTTTGGCGATTTTGTCAAAAGAGTTGTTGGCGGCACTATTGAAAAAGATGTAGGTACAACCGCTAACACACCTTGCGGCGTGTTCTTGGGCTGTTTCTACACCGCAGCAAATGGCACACCTACACGTTCACAGTATTATCCTGATGCAATTACTGTTGCTTCAGGTACTGAGATCTATGCGATTGTTGCAGATGATCCTGATACTTTGTACCAAGTAGCTGTCTGTTCAAGTGGCGTAGTAATGGCAACTGTTACCCAAAACGCAATTGGTACCAACATGTCCATTCTGGCAACTGCCGGTAGCACACTGAACGGTAACTCAGCATATTCAGTACTGAGCTCCTCCCCAGCATCTACCAATACGTTCCCAGTTCGGGTCATTGACGTTGTTCCTGCTACATCACCTACGCCTACTACTTACAGCGAAGTGATTGTCAAGATCAACTTTGGTATCCATCAATATAACAATGCAACAGGTTTGGCTTACGCCTAAAGGGAGACAATTAAATGGCTATTTCACGCGCACAACTACTGAAAGAGTTGCTCCCAGGACTGAATGCATTGTTCGGTTTGGAGTACGCTCGTTACGGCGAAGAGCACAAAGAGATCTACGAAACTGAGACCTCTGAGCGTTCCTTCGAAGAAGAAACAAAACTGTCTGGATTCTCAGCCGCACCTGTCAAGAATGAAGGCTCCGCCATCGCTTATGACAACGGCCAAGAAGCTTGGACCTCACGCTACAACCATGAAACTATCGCTCTTGGTTTCTCGCTAACTGAAGAAGCAATCGAAGATAACTTGTACGATTCTCTCTCAGCTCGCTACACCAAGGCTTTGGCTCGTGCTATGGCATACACCAAGCAAGTTAAAGCGGCTAACACGCTGAACAACGGCTTCTCATCCTCCTACCCAGGTGGTGATGGACAAGCTCTGTTCTCAGCAAGTCACCCGCTAGTGTCTGGTGGCGTTAACAGCAACATTCCTTCAACCCCAGCTGACTTGAATGAGACTTCCCTGGAAGCCGCTGTTATTCAAATCTCACTGTGGACTGATGAACGTAGCCTGTTGATCGCTAGCCGCCCACGCAAGTTGGTGGTTCCGCCTTCACTGCAGTTCGTTGCTACCCGTCTGTTGGAGACTTCCCTCCGCGTTGGTACAGCTGACAATGACATCAATGCTATCAAGAACAATGGTTCGATACCTGAAGGCTACTGTATCAATCACTTCTTGACTGACACCAATGCATGGTTCCTGACCACAGACGTACCTAACGGTATGAAGCACTTTGAGCGTTCACCCCTGCAACAGTCAATGGATGGCGATTTTGACACAGGAAATGTTCGCTACAAGAGCCGTGAGCGGTATTCGTTTGGATGGTCGGATCCGCTTGGGATGTTCGGAAGCGCGGGTGCATGATAACCCAATAGCAATAAGGGTTGCAGAGGGGGCTTCGGTCCCCTTTGTTTTATCTGTTGTGTTATATTATTAGTTAGTGTATTATGTGTCTCTCAATGATAAGGAGAGCACAATGACGCAAGGCA